GGCTCATGATGGTGCCGCCGGTGATGCCACCGCCGGCCTTGATGTACGGCCACACGCGGGCCTCGAGGAACGCCTCGTCGTGCTTGGGCGATCGCGCCGACCACTCCTGAGCCATGTCCAGGCCCTCGTCGGATCCGCCGGTCTCGTGGTGGATGGCGAAGACCACGTTGCGCCAGTCGTCGTAGCTCAGGCCCTCGCTGCCGTCGAGGCCGTTGAGCAGCGCGTCGAGGGCACTGGTCCAAGCACCAGTCGGGCGGTCGCCGCGCGGTGGGCGAGGCGGTCGCTCGTACCGTGGCACCGGGGGGCTGGATGCCCACCACGCCGGATTGAGGCACGCCTCCTTGGGCAGTTCGATGAGCATCACCACAGGACCTCCGCTTCGGCCGCAGCGATGCGCTGCTGGGCCAGAGTCACGTATTCAGGGTTGAGTTCGCAGCCGATGGCGTGGCGTCCCTCGCTGACGGCCACCGCCGCAGTCGTGCCGGATCCGAGGAACGGGTCCAGCACCACGCCACCGAACGGGGCGCCGGCGAGCACGCACGGCCGGATCAGGTCGGGCGGGAAGGTGGCGAAGTGAGCGCCCTTGTAGGGCCGCGTCGCCACCGTCCACACGCTGCGCTTGTTGCGGGTGTTGCCGGTAGGTTTTCCAGTGCGGGCGCGACTTCCGCCATCCATACACATCGGGTCCACGGCTTTGCGCGTGTCTTGTCTTTCGGCTCTGTTGTCGCCGGGATATGCAGACGGCTCTGCAATCGCCTCCGCGTCGAAGTGATACCGCTCCGACTTCGACAGCAGGAACACGTACTCGTGCGCCTTCGTGCAGCGGTCGCGCACGCTCTCGGGCATCGGGTTGGGCTTGTGCCAGATGATGTCTTGGCGCAAGTACCAGCCATCGGCCTGCAGCGCGAAAGCGACGCGCCAGGGGATACCGATCAGGTCTTTTGGCTTCAAGCCTTCTGGTGCCTTGCGCGGCTTATCCATGTGGCCGCCAACCGATGTTCCTCGGTTCGTCAGTTGCTTGCCGCTGCCCGCACCCATGCCGCCTGCTGCATAGGTGTCGCCCAGGTTGAGCCACAGCGTGCCGTCGTCGCGCAGCACGCGCCGCACTTCGCGGAACACCGCCACGAGTTGCGCCACGAACTCGTCGGGCGTCTGCTCCAAGCCGATCTGCCCATCCACGCCGTAGTCGCGCAGGCCGAAGTAGGGCGGACTGGTGACGCAGCACTGCACACTCTTCTCGGGCAGCGTGCTCAGGGTCTGACGCACGTCACCCACCAGGATCTGCACTGTCATACCAGGTCACCCCGCACCAGTTGCAGAGGCACGCTCTTGCCCGCCAGTGGCAGGATTGCCTGGTTGCCGAAACCATCCACTGACACCTCGTCCTGCTTCGGGAACACCTCCACCTCCCCCGCCTTGACGCCCTTCGTGCCGGACTGAAGACCCACGGACTCCAACACACCCTTCAGGAACATGCGCACGCTGTAGGCGTCCTGCGCCTCGTCCCACAGCAGGTACAGGTGCACGCCGTTGCCGCCCGAGCTCCTGAACAGCACAGGGTGCATGCCCCACGCCATCTCGAGCGTGTCGACCACGGCGCCGACCACGGCCGACATCTCGGCCCACGACACCTCGCCCTTGTGGCTGTCGAAGTCCAGCAGGCCGACCATCGTCACCGACTCCCCGGCATTGATCGGGCACACGCCGCGCGCCGGGCCGCCGTTCAGGTGCGCCGCCAGGCGCTCGGTGGTCAGCGGCTCACGGTCACGCCAGCGTGAGCCGTCGGAGCGCTTGATGGCTGTCACATCGGTGCGCACCCGGCGCACCAGCGGCTGCAGCGCCGCGATCAGGGGGTTGGTGACATCACTCATGCTTGAGGCCGGCGCGCTTTGGACTTGTTCATGGCATGCACTCCATCACTGCTTCGATCCACGTTTGGGCGACCGGCGCGACGATCGCGTTGCCGTAGGCGCGCAGTCGTCCCACGCGGGAGGTAGCCCCATGAGCCAGCGGGAATGTGCCGGGTTCAACTGGCCGCCACTTGCCGTCGCGACAGGGGATCCAGTCAGCGCCGGCCCAGAATCCGCCGAGAACGCTGCGTCCGTCAGCGTCATGAAGGCCTGGCCCTTGTAGCCGTAGGCCCGCGAACCGGCTGAGTCCTGCGTCGTCGTCGTCGGCCAGCCCGCCAGCCACGCCACGCGGCCCAGCAGCGCGTTGATCGGCACCGCCTGCTCGTGCCCATCCTTCCAGTCGCGCGTCGTCGCTGTGGGCCACGAACCAAAGCCGTTGTCGGATGTGCGGAGCGCCGAGGCCCGCAGCGCATAGATCTGACGCCCCAACGGCGTAACCCGAAACTTCCAGGTCAGCGAGAACAAGGTCGAGCCAACCGAGGCCGTCTTTGCTCGCAACCTGTTCGCCAAGCACGACTGGAGGGTTGCGCTGGTCGATGAGGTGGTGCCAAGCGGGCCAGAGATGTCGCTCATCATCAAACCCGCCGCCTTTGCCTGCCGCGGAGAAAGGCTGGCAAGGACATGAGCCAGTCCATACCGGCCGATCATCTGCCCAACCTGCTCGGCGAAGTGCGTGCGACCAGATTCCGATTCCAGCGAAGAAGTGGCACTGAGTGAAGCCAGCCAGGTCGGAGGGGTGGACATCCAGGATGCTGCGGCGGTCGACGACTCCGTCGGCGATGAGTCCGCACCAGATGAGGTTCTCGAGCCAGTCGCAGGCATAAGGGTCGATCTCGTTGTAGTAGGCCGTCATGCGTGCCCTGAAAAGCAAAAAAGACCACTGGCGATGGGCCGGCAAGGCCGCCAAGCCGTCGCCTTGCGGCGTCCGGCCCATCACCAGTGGTCTCGGTTGTATGATGCTTGGCGGCAGGGGTGCCAGCATAGCGCCTCCCGGCGCGTGTAGCAAGTGCTGCTTACACGTTCGGCTTGTTGTCTCTTTCGGCGGTGTCCCCGATCGGGAACAGTTCGTTGAGTGCCTGCACGGCGCCCAAGTGCAGCGCGTGCAGCTGGCCGTACTCGCGGCGCTTGAACCTGTTGGTCTTCGGGTCGTCGACCTTGGCCCGGTAGTTGACCACCCGTCGCCAGTGCCACAGTCGCAGTTCGCGCAGCGTCATGCTCCGATGCCGTGGGCGCGCTCGATGGCGCGGGCGAATGCCTCGGCGCTGTCTGCCTCGTCGTCCGTCAACTCGCGCCCGCCGAAGTGCGCAGCCATCACGCTTTGCAGCCGGTCAAAGTTCAGCGGCTCCCGCGCATGCGGTGCTGATGCGATGGCGGCTCGGACTTCACGCTCGACGGCGCGGGCAATTCGGAATGACATGGTTCCATCACGCTTGAAAGTTCCAGCTTCCATGCGGGCTTCAAAGATGCAGAACGCGATCTGCTCATCCGTCAGCGGAGGAAGCTCCCCCACTGCGGCGGGCTCGGCCTGTGGCGCGGGCTCTGGTGAATGCAAGAACCCATGCTCCACGGGTCTCCAGTCGCCGCCATGCTTTTCCTCCATGTCCAGCGCGCTGAAGGCAGCAGACATCTCCCGTCGCAGCCGGCGCGCCGCGTACACGTCGTAGGTGATGGCCAGAGAACCCCTGTCCAGCATGTAGCGTCCAGTGCTGCTGCCGTCCGGGCTGAATTCCTCAACCAACCATACGTAGATCATGAATAGTCCTGGTCAAAGTTGCATGGAACGGACCACTGCTTGCCACAGCGTGAGCACTCCACAATGTCGCGCTCTTCCACCACTCCACAGCAGTCCACTGTGCGCGGCTCGGGGCAGCTTCGCAGGTGCTTTTGGCAAAGTTCCGGCTTCTCGGTATCGTGCAAAGAGCATCCTCCGATAACTCTCCCTCCGAGAAATCGTTTCGGGCGAGAGTTGCCCAATCCAACATTGGCCTGCGTCGTGGGCGCGATGGGTTGGTTGGCGAGCAAAGCATCACGCTCCGCACGCAGCTTGCGCACAGCTTCGGCTTGTGGGCTATTCCATTTTCCAGCGTAGGCACCGCGAGTGGTCAGCGTTGCATCTGGATTGGCCGCAGCAACTCCGCAGCAGATCACCTGATTCGTGAGCGTGTCGCACTGCTTCCGCCATGCCTCAACCTGGGCGCGGAGTTCTTGAATCTCTTCGTTCGCCTCGGGCTGTGCTGCCTGCGGCTGTGCGAGGTCTGCACGCAGTTGATCCAGCGCATCGTCGATGATCTTCATGTCGGCGTCTGAGCCGTGAATGCCGGCCTTCCCTTCCGGGTCGCAGAGTACAGATTCCAGCGCCTCCAGCGCCTTTCGGATGTCGCTCATTTCGCTCTCCTGCAGGCCTTGGCGAACTCGCACGACTCGCAGCCTGCGTTCAGGGTCTCGCGGCGCACGTCCTTGCCCATGCGCTTGGCGGCCCGCTCGACGCGGATCGCGGCCTCGGAGCTCAT